CCCAATGACATAAGCCCGCTCATTTGCGCATTGGAGGACTGCTGCTGCTGGTTAAACATGTTCTGATCCCATTGCCCTTGAGCCTGCGCTCCCGCGAATAGTGGTGCAGGAGCAATCTGCGTGTTCTGAGCAGCGCCGGGTATTGCAAACGGATTCGAGACTTGAGACCCGCTCATCAGTGCGGTAATTTCATTCAGCGGGGTCTGCCGGCCTGCCAGCATTTCAGCAATGGAATCTTTGCGAAGCTGAGTATCCATTCCGAAGTCTCTTTGAGCCTCAGCACCAGATGCGATCATCGCTTGCTGTCTTGCGTCGTTTTGACCGCGAGTAAGCTGGAATTGGGCGTCGTCGTAAGCCTTCGATCCCGGCCTTAGCCCAGAGGCGATAAGGTTGGAATTCATGTCGTCACTCTTTACGCCATAGTCCTCATTGACGCGAGACATCATGGAATCGAATACTTTGTCGCGTGTTGCTGACGAATCTCCCGGACTAGCAGGCATACCGGAGAAGTCTAGATTCTTTCCGACAACGCCTTCAAGCCCTCTAGCGCCCTGTATGCTCAATCCGCCAAGAAGCCCCTTGGTAAGACTCGATTGATCGTAGAGGGCTTGCTCCTGCGGGCTAAACGTCTGTGTGAGGGTAGGACGAGAGCCATCCTCTCCACCAGACCATGACTGAGTACCTAGCGGATTAACAACATTGGGGTTATTGAGCATCGACTGCGCAATGGCAGTCTCTTTATTTGCCGTGCCCTGCTCAATAGCAGCGCCTCTGTAGTCGGGTGAGGGCGGGGGGCTTGGGCTACACATGGTATTTCCTTATGACAGCGTTATGTTCCTTGGAACTAAGGCGCTGTCTGCGGCCCGTAGCGTCATTATGCCTATTTTCTAGGCATAGTCAATGCTTTACTGTACTGATAGTTGATTAATGTACAGCCCAAATGCTCCAGTATTCGGCAGGCGGCTGAATCCGGCTTGGCGGTGACTAATATCTCTTTCACGCCGCGCTTTATCATCTCTTCTTCAGCAAATTGGTACAACCTCAACCCATTTCTGCCCCGTCTATATTCCGGGAGTAGAAACATCGTATCTTCGGTAGCGATTAACTCTTGGGTGTGCATGCTCGGGGTAACGTACATCAACCCATAGCCCACCATTTTGCCTTCATCACGGACAGTAAAAGTTACCAGCCAGCCGAGCTTGTCGTATTGGTTGTACCGCTCAAACAATGGATTGAATGGCTGCTTGCCACGGTAATACTCCATCGTTTCGCCCCAATGAGCGGCCCCTAAGCGACGAATATCATCCCAACATGTTTCTAGCGGCTCTATCGCAAAGGCCAGCATTACAGCATTCCGCCCTTCTCATACATCATGTCATAAGACATCCATTGGACTGTCAATAAGTTGGTTTCAATCTTGATCTTTCCCGCAGCACAGTAACCTTGCCATTCGTTCGGAGAAGTCCAGTTCTTGATAGTCTCAAGTCCGGCTGACCAATAGGAAGCATCCCAAATGGCAGCGTCCCATTTACCGCTGGAGGCGGTTGTATAGGTTGTAGTCCCTGAAACCAATCCATCCTGGAAGTCCACATCAATATCGGTGAGGAACGTTACATTCCCATTCACCGCCATTACCGGGCGGAACATCTTGTACTGCTTCTGAAGGCCGGGAGCATCAAAGTAATTGAACGCAGTCTTTGCGTAGGCAACGATGTTATTGGCCCCGTCAATGGCCCCTGTCCATGCTTTCACCACCTTATTGCTTGTGGTGAAGTACAGTTCTCCGTTCAGGATAGCAAAGTCCTCAGCATCCCATTCCTTGAACTTGCACCACGCCTTTGTAATGGTGTTCATCACATACTGCTCGTGTTCTCCGTCCTCATTGATGGGGACATTCACGACCATTGCCGCCCTGGCCGGGAAGATGGTGGCTGACCACCCAAACGCTGATCCGCTATTTCTTGCCTGAGCCGTAAAGGCATTCTCGATCTTGAACGACAGGGCCAACTTGTAATCAATGGTCGCTGATTGCATGGCAGCAGATAGCGGGAATGTGCCGTTCTCGGTCAGGATAATTACGTCTCCACCAAACTGCGTCGCACACTTCCTTCCGAGAGGCTTGCCGATGTAGTAGCTTCCAATCTTCACCCAATTCGCCGCAACGGAAGGATTGTTGCCCTGATAGACAATTGCCTCCCCTTCGGACGTAATGAACACTGCCACGTCATCAGCACCGTCTCCGGCATCTCTTGTCCACGTAGCCATTGCCATCAGGTATCCGCCCTTCTTGGCTTCTCCCTGTAGGTCAAACTTGGTCAATGCACCACCAGCAGCCCCTGCGGCCAGATACCAAACCGCCAGCGTGTTTTTCTGGATGAAGAACAACCGTCCTTTATGGACGTTGACGCCGATGATCTCGGTCGTAGTCAATCCAGTCAGAGCGGGGGAACTTGCTGCATCAACAACTACCCATGTGGTGCCGTCGTAATAGAGTGGCTTATCCACCCCGTTCGCCATGATGAGCCAGCTATTCGTTCCGTCACCGAACATCGTCCATTGATGCTTACCGCTGGTGCGAGAGGCTACAGAAGCCCCTACAGCCCCTGCGGCCGTTACGTTAAACACGTCGCTTGCGGTAGAACAGAACATCTTATTCGTGCCGGTTATTGCGTTATGGACAGCAAGGGTCTTCCCGTTTCCGGTCATCGCAGTGGCGTGATTTACATAGCCCCCGCGAATCTCCACATAGGACGTGGATGGGAACCAGTTTTCAAGCGCAATCGCGTCAATTGGCTTCATTGCCCCAAGTGAATCCTTGGCATTCCACCCGCCGACGGGACTCGGATAGCTTTTTACTACGCTAACCTCACCACGGGGGATTGTCTTTACCCGAAGCGGGGTTCTCATATCCAGTTCCCCGGAGAAACGAACATCCCCGGCAAGGGTGCGCGGCTTGCTGCATCACCCATGTTTAGTGTTTTCTTAGCACCATCACGACTGAGAGCGGCATTGACCTGAATCTCGTAGGTGCGGAACAGTTCAGAGTAATCCTGCCCCTTCTCGCGTAGCCACCGCCACCGCAGCCCCATCATTAGCAGGGCTTCAGGGAGAAGCATGGTGTCGGTGTCCAGCGTGAAATACTGCTTATAGGTCACGCCATTGGCACCCAGAATCCAGTTATGCGAGACGTACTCGAAGCGCCAGTCATTCCCTGCGGGGGGATTTGGAGTGGCAAGCAATTTGCCGCCACGGATACGGTATTGGTAGCGGGGGCCGGTAATTGCCAGTGCTTTGATTGCCTGCCAGTCATTGGCATCTACCGGGCCATTGACAGGGAGTCTGGTCGTCCTGTCCCAAATACTCCCGTTCTTGATGTAGCGGTATCCGTTACTGGCAATCGTCGCCATCGCCCCTTGATCCTCAGCAGCAAGCGTGGAAAGTGTCGCCTCGAAGGTAATCCCCTCCCAGGATCCGCGACCGGACAAGTCGTTTCCTTCTTCCTCAAGTAGCGCCATGACCTGTAATATCTGCGGGTCTGTAGTCCCATAGACCGTAGCCGGAACGGGGACGTTCTGCCGACGACAGAAGTTCTGAATTATAGTGAGCAGGGACATGGCGTTTCCTTCAGTTTAAGGACGAGGCTGATTCGGGGGGCGACCCCTGCGTTTTACCGGAGCATCTTCCACGACAGTGGGGTCATCTTCAAGAATGTCCGATGCAGTGATTTCATCTTCTTCACGATATACGGGGGCGGCCTGCCGTGGGATCATGGTTTTCAGGGATTCAACCTGAGCCATAAGCCCATCCAACGTCGCCTTAAGGGTGCGGTTCTCTTGTTCCATAGCGGCCATTTTAACGGTTACTGCCCCATGATTATTCATTGATTCAAGCCACGTCTTGGCTTTACCTCGAAGTTCAACCCCCCCCATCCCAAGGCGGCGCAGACCTTCATCATTGACAGCGGCTAAATCTTCCACCGTGAGACACTGCATGGCAATCAACATGGCCTCTTGCGCGGGGGAGATAACCCCCCATCCCTTGATGGGGGTTCCGCTCAAAGGAACCGCTTGGCCGTTTCTCCACGCCTCGTAAGCGGCTTTCCACTGCTTTGCCCACGCATCGGGGATCCGTCCATCTTGGATATTTCGCTGCATGTTCGCCAGCCACTGTTCCACCTTGTACTCCACGCAATCCTTGGAATAAGGGGGCGTAACAAGCGCAAAGGCAACGTCTTTAGCTACATAGCGCCCTTCCCGGATGCTGGCAGGCTTGTCCTCAATGGGACGCATCTCGAAACGGACATATGCAGGACGCTCTTCGCGGTTTGAAATATCACCAACGGACATTATTGTGTCTCCTTTGAAGGGTTAGTTCCAAGACGAACAAACCAAGTGAAGTTGTCGCCAAGTTCCACCGGATAACCAGTGGCGTTACAAAACTCATCTACCGCGTGTTTGACGCCCCACTTTGGATACTCGGAGTTGTCGTA